TCTCGGTATCATTAGTACCCGCGATGTCAAGAATAATGCCACCGGCTGATTTCTTTTTCGGTGTGCGAATCTGAATCAGAACACGGCTCCCGAAAGGCTGAATTCCAGCATCTACTGCTGGGAAAGCCTCCGCCATTGCGTTCTCATAGGTCATTGTCAAGGTTTTTCTCCTGGTCTAGAAGGTTTAAAAGTACGTCGATTGCTGCCTCATAACCAGCAACCATTCCCACGCGATACCCGTACTCAAAAGTATCGCGAGTCTGGGGTCGTCTCAAAGCGGTAACAGCGAATGACTGCTGTTCTGCTTTCAGACGATTCAGAAGTTGAGACTCAATGTTCATGCAGGAGTCTTAGGTGTAGAAGGCGCAGCGGGCAGGGTCTGACCGTTCAGCTTCTCACCTGCCGCTAGGCGGTGTTTCTGTTTCACAAATGCGCCAGTCATAGGGACTGTGCCAGGAGTAGGTTTATCGCTCATGATGTTTTCCTCAAGGGTTAGGGTTAATGCCAGTTCCAGTGCTCACTGCGACCTTCTCACCCGTAGCCATTTCGGCAGCGGCAAGCAGTTTCGCGGTGTCGTTGTCAGCCGTGTTCATGCGCTCGCGAGTCTCAAGGTCGGCGGCGGTGCGCTCGTTTTCGGCTTGTTGTCTCATCTGCTCGGTCTGCATGCGCTCAGACTCGGCTTGTTGATCAGCAGCCAACTTAGCCGCTTCAAGCTGCTGCTGTGTCTGCATCTTCTGCTGCTCGATTTGCAACTTAGCTTGGTCAATCTGCATACGCTGCTCCAGCGCCTTGCCTTGGACTTGCGCGTTGAGCTGGGCGACCTCCATGCTCTTGTCAGGTGGCATGGGTGGCTGGGGTTTGAACTGCTGAGCGGCTTGATCAATCTGCGCCAGCTCTTGACCGAAGTTGCCGAGCTGTGCCTCGATGAATTTCTGCACTTCTAAGATGACTTTGACCTGATCTTCGGCTTCTTCAGGAATCAACTCCTCACGCTGCGCCTTGTCAACGGCGTTGTGCGCTTCGACTAGGTAGTAATTGAGCAGGTGATCACGCAAATGCGTCGCCATCGGGTACAAATACGTCTTTGCGATAGCGGGATTTGACCCGAACAGCGGCGACTTCAGGAAAGGGATGTGCGTCATGAAATGCGCCATGTGATCTTGCGACGGGAGCACGTAAATTGGGCGTCCCATGGCGGCGGCGACGTTCTCGCTCACCGGATCCATGTCCTCGCTTCCTGGCAACGGCTGCAGCACCTCATTCGTAGGCACTTTCATGTTGCGGAGGAACATTTCCTCAACTTTGCGTGCGTCATACATCTGCGGCATGGCTTGTGCACGCTGCATGATTGCCTGAGTTTGCGCAAAACGCTGGGTTTCGCTGAAAATTGCGGGGTCGCTGACCGGAATGATGTCCATCGGACCGTCAAAATCAGACGGATCAATGTCAAGACCGGCAGATTGCGCCTCAATGTCCTCAGTCGTCAGGTATGCGCTGTTGATGCGGTGCAAAATCTTGAAGCAACGCGCCATCGAGCCATGCAAACGGCTGTGAATTGAGCTGAACACCACCATACCCTGCTCAATGAGCGCCATGGTCGTGCCTACAGGCTGGTTAGCGTTCTGGTCAGATAGCTTCTCAAAGGACGTTTGCACCACGCCCTTGCCCGCGTCTACTAGGAAACCTAGAAGCGAGAACAGAGTCGGGCTGGGACCGTTGAACGGCAACGGCATTGCCAGCTTGCGCACGTCATCGATGAGCGCCCCACCCTCTAGCTCAACCACTTCTGTCGGTTGGACGTTCAGTGTCTGGCCTCCTGGTCCCCCTTTGAGCTTGAGCAGCGTGGGTACGTTCTGAATGTGAGCCGAGTCAAGCAGGGCGCGGAGTGCGCCGGTGGCTGCGCCGCTTAAGCCGCCAATCATGTGCGTGAGACCGATGGGGTACGCACCACGCCAAGGCACAAACGGGAACTCCACAATCCAATCTAGCTCAAGCTGGCGCGGGTCATCAGGCTCCCAGTTACGGTACAACCCCAAGCCGAGGTTGGTCGTCTTGTCAATGCTCAGAATATAAGGCTCCGGACCATCCCCGAAGTCAAGGTACGTGTAAACTTCAAAGATCGTACGTAAGCCGTCTTCGTTGTAGCTCAGGTCTTTGCGTCCCTCAATCTTGTCGTTAGCCTGAGTGGACTTGCTGAACTCGGGATCTTCCGGCATACCCAAGTCAACGTCAATGTACATGCCTGACTTGACGCGGCGCTGGTACTCAAACTTCGTGATGTACTGTACGTGCGTCTTACGCTCGGCGGTGTAGAAGTTGGTCGCCGCAAACGGCAGGTAGATGTCATCAATAGCGATGAACTCAGCACAGGGGCGGCGGTGCAACGGGTTCCACATGAACTTCATGTACTGACCGCCGCCGAGCGGGAGCTGCGTGCTCAACTGCTCAAGCTCTCCGCGGAACTCCACCATCTGCTCGGTCGTCTGCCAGTTCATGAACTCGGCTTTACGCTCTGCTTTCTGAATCTTGGACTTGTCCCGCTCGCCGAGGATCTTGCTCTTGACGGGACCATTGGGCGGGAAGACCTCCTTCATGAAGCGGGCAGAGAAGTCCACGCACGCCTCGACTAGCATCGGGTGCACGACCTTGTTTGCGCCGGTGAACTGAGCGCCTCCTGGTGCATCATCACCTAAGCCCGTACGACGCAAGCCCTCCTCGTACTGCTTGTCGCGCTTCTCACGCGCCTCTTTGTCGTTGCCGATCTTTTCTACAAGGTCGCTAATCGCGGTCTTGAGCCGGTCTTGATCGACCTCGTCAACGATGTTGGCAAAGTGAGCGAGCTTGTCGGCGAGGTCTTCGTCATTCTTCTCACGAATGATTGCCCCGCCGTCTTCGGTGTCTTCTACCTCGTTGTCGACGTCCTCAAGCTGAACCGTCTCGCCTTCGGGCAGGTCGTCTTCCATTCTTTCAATAGCCATTACTCACCTCACATAAACTGGTTAACGATCGCATCTACGCGACCGGAGTCGTACACCGACACACTGCCACCCTCGGCATAATTCTGCGGGGCGCTGATACTGTTCATAATCTCGTCAATTTGAGTCGGGTTGTAAGACACCGAGCCGCCCTCGGCGTAACGCGTGGCTTTGACTGTGTCAGGCTTCAACGAGGCGCGACCCTTTTGAGTGGCGGGCGTGCCGCGCTTAGCTTCACGCTCTACGGAGTCCAACAACTCCTGCAGCGAGCGGGTGTCCTTGCCCAGCTGAATGCCGAGCGCGTTGTTGTGTACGTCGGTCGGGTAGTCAGAGCGCGGCTCGCCCAGACCCATCCAGTGGCCGACGGTGCGGAAGGGGGCTTCCTTGAACTCGTACGCTTTGCCTAAGAAGTCAGCAATCCCTGGAGTGGTCTTCTGCGCGGCGAGCGCCGAGGCGAGCATGTGTCGTGCAGCGTCGCGCTTGGCGTTGTCGCGCTCGTTGGGGAACATCTCCTGCGCCACGGTCTCAGAGTAAAGTCTCAGGTTCATCAGCGTCGGGTCGGGCAAACCCTCACCCGCACGCGTGACTGAGCCGCCTTCGGCGAAACCTTTTTTGCCGAAGTCAGGGTCAACAAAACTGCGGAACTGTCTCTCACCCATGAAGCGGGGAGCGTCAGGATTGAAATTGATTGCGTAATTGAACTTGTCTACCCGCTCATGCGGCAGGTCATAATCCAATACATCTTTGAGCGCTTTCTGTACGCTAGAAGGATCACGTAGATCGACGACGTCGTAGTGGTGCAGGTCATTGACTTTACCCCATTCGCCCGCGTTCAAAAACTTAAGCACCGATTCAGTGATCTTCTCTTTGTAGGCGGGGTCTCGCTTCGTGTACTCACGAGCGCGGTCGCTGGTGAAAGTGTTCTCAACCGGCTTCAACTCAATGATGTTTGGCGGTAATTTAGGCTGACTAGCCAAGGCGCTTTCATATTTCTTGTAAGCCTCCGGAGCGTTTTCCTGAATCCATTCAAGACTTTCGTCCAGCTCTGGGGGTTGATCAAATTGTCTGAAATGACGATCGTAAGCGCGTTCTTGCGCCTGAGTCAAGTAAGCTGAGGCGTCTTCTACGGCAGCAACTTCATCGGTATTTTGCTTAACCATCGCTTGTGCATGGGGGCGACCCTCAGCATCGAGCAACGTGGTTAGGCGGCGGTCGCCTGAGCCGTAAGACTTAGCAAGTCCCTCACCCTGCGTACACCAACCGGCTTGTTTGCCGATCGTCGTGCAGAGCTTCATAGCCGACGCGTCAGTCGTTGCGGGTATGTCAACCCACTTCATTCCTGGCTCTTTGACAAATGACAGCTGCGCGTCAGGGATCTCAAGTCGCGGGGTCGCGGTGAGGTTGCCCATCATATCACCCCGCTCCGCCTTGGCTGCTTCCTCGGCACGCCACTTGTTGACTGCGTCAACCTTCTCCACCATCTGCTTGACTGTCACCTTGTCAAGCTGTTCAGGTGTTAAGCGCATAGCGGCAGGTAAACCTGACTCGGGGTCAAGCATGTTCTGAATCTCGTCCGCCATGTGATTGAACCCAAGGTTCTCGTTGAACGGTACAGGGCTGTCAATCTTATAAATCGGTGTCTCGCGGTCGAGCTTCTCAATCCAAGGGTTACGCTCCGCCATCGAAATCGCTTGCTTACCGTTAGCCACAAAGCTGGGCATTTCACGCGCCGTACGGAACTGCTCTTGATAAGCTCCGGCAGGCGACTGGGTGATCTCGTTGTCCGCGAGCGTCTCCCACAGCTCGGCTTTACGAGTGTTAGCTTCCATCGCCTCAGGATAACCCGCCTCGGCGTGCTTACGCACAGCAAAACCTTCCTCGGGGTAACCGGCTTTGAGCCGCGCCTTGGCAGTGTCCTCAGGCAACCATGAGCCGAACTCTTCAGCTTGGTCTCCTGGCATATGCGTGAAGCCCTCCTCATGTGCCAGACGGATCGGGTCGTCCGGTGTACCCATGTCGTTACGGATGTACTTTTCAAGTTTGCTGTCAAGCCACTTGTCCAATGCCGCGTTTTGTTGAATTCGCGCCGCAACTTCAGGGTTGTCAGCCTGACGAGCGTATTCCCCACCGAGGACTAAAGCGTCATCGCGATGGGTAATGTTGGGTCGAAGCGGGCGGATAGCCGCTTTAACGCTGTCCATTGAGCCGATTGGTGGAGCCCAGTTACCGCCTTTCGGCTTCACCGCGTAAGACTTCAGAGGTGAGGTTACGTTCTGCACAATGTCGCGGGCAACGTAAGGCGCGGTCTGCACGAGGTTAGTGCCCACGCGCTTAGCAATGCTAGCGAGGGGCGGTGCGACCAACATCGCCGCCTCAGCCGTATCATCGGGCAGCAGGGGGACGTTAGCCTTGTTGACATTCGTGATCGGTTGCCCGTAGCTCAAGCGCTCAGCAGTACGAGCTAGCGCCGGTACGCCGAGGAACTCCATCGTCCCCTGCATCTGCTGCGTGCGCCGTGGCGAGTAAGTCTGCTTCAGGAACTCCGCAATAGAACCCAACGCAGCGTTCTGCGGCTGTGCGCGCATTGAACCGCCGTCGTAGTAGTTCGTCTTGACAAACCCGCCGTCCGCCCACTTCACCTTGTTTGCCCAGTACGCTGGACTGCTCGGACCCTTAGCAATGTTCTTTGCGTGACGTGACTTGAACGAGGCTCGCTTAGCCTTCATGCGGTCGGACTCGCCCTCCTTGGGCTTGCCTGCTGTGCTCGCACCCTGCTCACCGAAGCGGATAATCTTCTCCTTGCCGTCTACCTTCGTCTTCACGATGTGTGACTTGGTAGGATGGCTCGGTGTGCGCCGTGGTTGATTCAGCGGCAGGCTGTCCTTGTCAACGCGGTTGGTCATTTCTTCCTCGCCGCTCTCATGTTGTCGACGAGATTGGGGTAAGGGCGTCCGGCGCTCTTTGCTGCCGCCTTGGCGGATGACTTAGCCGCCGATGACAGCGTCTTGCTCTCGCCGAGGCTCTTAGGTCTAGCTTTGTCCCAGATCTGTTTCTTAGGCTGCATACGGGTTTATCCTCGGTTTGTTAGAGATGCGAGGCTCGTCGATATCTTTTGCTTGAGGTAACTCAAACCATCCATCATTCTTGAGATAAATGATAGCTTGCGTAAACGTGTCAACATAATCATCATGCTCCGCTACTGGGAACTTGCCCAGTTGTTTGAGGAAAGACGCCGCCCAGCTCACTGGTTGACCGAGGTTCTTCTTTGACTCCGGTACCCACAGCAACCCCAGCTCAAGGGTCGGCGCGGCTTGGTGCGCCCGTGATACCTTGTCAGCCTGACCTGGATTATAGCCCACGGCTGGCACTTTCGCCAAGCGCAAGTCCTGCAACAATGATTGCCCACTCGCCTTCGCTTCCACCAAGATACGGTCAGGGCGCTTCGCTCGGGAGTATGGCGAGTCCTTCGTCATCCCTCCGTATTCAGTCGTCCAGTCTTTCACGGCTCGTGCTCGCAGGTCTGGATAGCTCAGGTGTTCATCCCACGCATCAATCAGCATCGCATTGCGTGCGCCCTTGTGCGTGAACATCGCCCAGACCGAGCAGGCGGTCGGGTCGCCGGTTGTCTTCTCGGTGAACGCACAGTCGTATGACTGCAGTATGTACTCAAAGGGCGGCAGACCTGATGACGCTGGCCAGAGCCTGAAGTTGTTGACCTTCAGGATCCCGCCCTCGCTCGGAGTCGGGTCTTGCTGTAACTGACCCGCCGTGCCGTATGTACCCAGCAGTTGCTTCAGCGTGGTGATCTCCTTCTCGCCGAACCGCTCAGGACAGATCAGCTCGCCCTTCTTCTTGCGGGGGTCGTACACGCCGAGGCTGGTCTTGCGCACCTTGCCGTCCCACTCTGCCGGAATGCAGATATGCTCCCAGCCCTTGATGTCCTCAAGGATATGCCCGCTGATGTCGCGCTCGTGTAGGCGCTGCATGACGGTCACCATCGCATCGGTCTTCGGGTTGTTCAGTCGCGTTGACCATACCATATCAAACCACTCAAGGTCTGACTCCCGCATGACCTCTGACTGCGCGGCTTGAGCGCCGTGCGGGTCGTCAAGTATCAACCGCGAGCCGCCCTCACCGGTCGCCGTACCACCGACTGAGGTCGCGAGCCGGTAGCCGGTCTTGTCGTTCTCAAAGCGCTGCTTAGCGTTCTGGTCTCCGGCGAATGAGAACATATGCCCCCACCGCTCTTGATACCATGGGGACTGCAACAGTCGCCGCGTCTTCAGGTTGTCACGTGTGCTCAGGTTGCCGGAGTACGAGGCGCACAGAAACTTCTGAGCAGGGTCAGTGAGCCACTCCCACGCTGGCCACATCACCGACACAATCGTTGACTTTGAATGTCGCGGCGGGATGTTGATGAGCAGGCGGTGGATGTCACCGGCGCTCACCGCTTCAAGATGCTCGCAGATCGTCTCAATGTGCCAACTCGGTATGAACGGGATTCCTGGTTCCACCACGTGCCAAGACTGCTTCACGAACTCGTACAACGAACCCGACGCCGCTCGGCGCTCTTGCTCTCGCTTGACGAGGTCAAGCATGACAGCGGGGTTCATTGGTGCGTTCATGCGCCCTCTTTGACGAACGTCCCGTCAGGCATGAGCGTGCCCTTGCGGTCTTTGATCTCAGCATACGCCTCAATCAGACACTCCACAAGGTCCAAGTCGCGCAGGGCGCAGTAGTTGATCAAGCAGACCACAGTGTCGCCCACGCCGTCTTTGATCTTGGCGATGTCCTTCTTGCCCTCAGCGTCGCACAGCTCACCCAACTCGCTCACCGCCTTCAGCAGCTGAGCGGCGGGGGTGGAGTTGGGGATTATCTTGCGGGCTTCTGCCCAGCGGATGATTTCAACTTCCACCTCACGGTACGAGTACACCCTCAAATCATTCATGGCGCTCATTTTGTGCCTCCGGCTTTGGCGAGCAGGCGGCTCATGTTCTCAAGCTCGTCGTCGCTGAGGTTCTTCAGGTCGACCGCCGCGAGTGCGATGGGACCGCCGTCAGCGCCGGTGTGCTCTTGGGTGATCTTGTCGCCGTAGACCTTCGGCAGCATCTTGCTGAGCATCCACTTGCGGGTGTCAATCTGAACCCGCTTATGTGCGATGACGTCGCTGTTGAGCGGCATCAGCATCTGCTTGAGCACAGGTTCGCCCTTCTCATCAAACATCGGGTCGCCCTGCGGGTCGAGCTTCTGCACCGTCACCCACTCGTGGGTCTTGTCGCTGAGGGCGACGATCTCATCAGCGAGCAGAGCGTAGCCGATCTCGCGCGCATGCGCGTAGTCTGCCGCTATGCCCTTGGGGTCATCCCTGTTGACCCACTCCAGGAAGCCCCCCACC